TGTTCCATCTGATAATGCACTTGCCCAAGTAACAACTTTATCATCAACTCTAATTTCTTCTATATCGTTTATCTCTCCCTCTGACATAACGATAGCCATATATAAATATGTATTGTCAGTTCCCGAAGTTTCCATAAACACCCTAACTCCCCCTGTTAATCTTTCTCCAAAAATTACAGGAATATTTGCGTCATTAGATTGTTTATTAACTAAAATACCTTTTTCAAAATCATCAAATTCATTAGTACCAAAATCTTCTATTTCAGGTACTTTTGGTCTTAATGCCCAAGTTAAAAATAATGTTACCCCTAATGATACTAGAGGATTCATATTACCAAAGAATTTAGCAACAGTTGTTACAGCTTTGAAAATACTACCAAAACCCATTATGCTCTACCCCATTTAATATCTTGAACTGTTTGAGAACTAAAATCCATTCCTACATCTGTGTTAAAGAATCTTTGTTGTGATGTGTTGTTTGTTTTACGACCATTCTTTTTTTCAAAATCTGCCCAATGAGATACGATTGATAAAGCAACTGTACTATCTTTTTCTCCCTCTTGTATTTCAAAACTTTCTATGTTTCCTTTGTATAAAAGAAATGGGTCAGCAATTAATGTATTATCATCTGCTAATAAACCTCTAAAAATAGTAACAGAATCATTAATGACATTTTCATTTAATACTACTGATATAAATGTTTGATCTGCACCAGATAAGCTAATACTTACACTTGATTTAGTAATATCTGTTTCTTCTGTATGATTAGATATACCCATAATAAAATCACTAGCAGAATAAGTAACTGATGAGCCTGAAACTGATGAAGTTAGATCAAATGAGCAATCTGTTATATTAACAGGAGTACCAAAGCCAATAGTAATAAGGTGTATTGGTCGTATATCATTTGTCGCTAATTCGTTCTTTATCGCTGTTGTTAAGGCTCTCGTCATATTTCTCGTATGTTGTTCTTATTAACTTTTCGCTTTGTTCTACCATAATAAAGCTAAAACTTCCATCTGGAATAGTATTTTGTTTTAAGTTGTTTTTTTCTGAATCTATTTCAGTTTCATCAACAACCTTTTCTGCTACAAAATCAGCAGTTACATAATGCCTTACTAAATATTTTGTCATCTATAATGATTCTTCTACATCAAATTCAAATTGATACAATAGTGCACCATCATTAGCAGTTCCAACTACACCAAACTCTTGAATATCGTTTGTTAAATGTACTGTGAAAGGAACATTATCATAAGTAACTGCTGAATCATCTGCAAGTGCTGTAAGTAAAGGTGGCTCAATAGTTACTGTTGAAGCACCACTAGAAGCCTGAACATCTGCTACAATCATATAAACTTTATCGTGTGAAGCAAACTTAATAAAATCTCCTGACTTAAATGCGTGTGGATTATCATTGTGGTGTCCGTCCATAGCAATCGTTGTATCTCCTACTGCGTGAGCACCATTAACTAATACTGTTCCTGATTCATTACCTCTTGCATCTTCTACTTCTGGTGGGATAATGGTAAAGTTTTCTTTACCTGATCTTTGCTTAATTATAAAAGCCATTAACTCTCCATAAACATCTGATCTAGTTGCTGTAACTATTCTAACTGTAAATGCAAATCTTTGATTGTCTATTTGTCTAGCAAGTTTTTTACCAGATATAGTTTTTGATATAATAGTATTTTGAATAGACTTTATTCCTAAAGATTCAAATTTTGCAGAAGATATTGGAAAAGCACCTGACATTAGATTAAGTTTTTACTCCCTCTTTCATTAACTGCATTATTAATTAATTGTGTAATTGTTCCTCTTGATCTAACAAGTAATTCTTCAAAGCCAGAAGCATCTACTGTGTTAATATTAAAATTAACTGTAGTAGCACCACCATTTCCTGTGCCTCTAGCATTTTGTGTTATTTGTCCTGTTGAGTTTGGTACAAACATTTCTGGACCATTTTCTCCAACTACATAAGGTTGTCCTTTAGATACTGCACCACCTTTAGCCATAAAAGGTATTCCACCACCACCACTACCACCAGATAACATATTAAGTAAAATTTGTCTTTTTAGATTGGTATTTTGTTTTCTTATTAAATTATCTTTTTCTGCTTCTTTTTTAACTATATCTCCTAATAATATTTTTTCTATTCCAAGTAATGCTATTCTCTCAATAGTTTTTGAAATAATATTTATTAAAATTTGTTGTGCTAATTGTTTAAATGTAACACTTAATTCTTTTCCTAAAACAACTGATTCTGCAATAGATTTAGAAATACCTTGAGTTACTGATTTTATTTGCCCTACTATTTCTTTTTCTATCTTAAATCCCTCGTTTAGTTTTTTAACTTCTTCAACAAGTTTTTCAAAAAGAGATTTTTGTTTTACTAAATCAAGATTAACTTCTTTAATAACTTTTTTACCTTTTTCTATTTCAACAACAAAAGGAACGTCAAATCCTAATAGTCTTTGTATATTCTCAATTTGTCTTTTAATAAAATTAGTAGCATTACCAACTGCCCTTAATGCACCAGCAAATGCTCTAACTGCAAATACTAAAACTTTACTAATTGCATGACCAATAGTTTCAAACGCATCTGCATTTTCTTCAATAAATTCATTTAAAGATTTAAATTCTTTTTTAAGTTCATCAAAAAAACCAGCACCAGCAACACCTCTTTTAAAATTAAATAATTTATCTCCAAGCATTGATAATGTTCCTGTAAATGTATTAGCAAGTTCATCTGTTGCTTTTCCAAATTTACCCTCTTTACCAAACACTCTTTCAAATGCTCTTACTGTTTCTTCTGCTGTTACAGTTGCACCAGCTTTAAAACCAAGCATATCTCTAACACCTTTTTCTCTAAATATATCTGCACTAGCAATACCACCAGCAAATGATCTTTGTATTTGTTCTCCAGCAGTTCTAAAATCTATTCCTGTAACAGATGCAACGTTCCCTGTTATCTCTAATATTTTTGCTAATCTATCTGCATCTCCAGCAACTACTGCCAAATTTCCTGATGCTTCTTGTATTTGTTCTAATGAAAATGGAACTTTAGAAGCAAAATTTGCCATTACATCAAATGCTTTTGCACCCTCTTGTGTACTTCCAAATAATTGTTTTAATCTAACTTGTAAATCTTCAATACTTCTTCCTGTTGAAATAAAAGATTTTACAACTAATCCTGTACCTAATCCAATAAAAGCACCTTTAAGAGAAAATACTGCATTTTTAAGACTTGCTAATCCACCTCTAATACCATTAAAGGCTTGTTTAGTTTTATCTTGTGCTGTTATGTTTATCTTTAAATTCTGTGCCATTATGTTTTAAATTTCTTTGCTTCTGCTAATGATTGATTGGTTTTATACTGTTCTTGCTCTTTTTTCAAGTAAGCTAACCAAAGATTATAATGTTCTATTGGCATATCAAGAACTTGTTGAATTGTAAGATGTAATCTCTCTGCAATAACTAAAAGCGACCTTATTTCAGGTTCGCTATCTACTTTTTTTCGGCTTCCTCAAAATTATCGCCTCTTGTAATAAGACTAGCAATACGATCTATAACTTTTCCATCTGCTTTTTTTCTTAACGCAAATTTATCTTCTGGTTTAAAGGCTTTTATCATTTCGCCTTTTTCATTTTTAATAAGAAGTTTCATTATAACTAAATCAACTAAAGCATTTAAATCTTCAAAATTATTTGATTTTTTAATTATATAATTTCTTTCTTCAAGGGTTAATGGCTCTGAATAGAATACACTCGGATTACCATGCTCGTCTTTCCACTCCTCAACTTCAATAGTAGTAGTTTTAAGAGTTTCAAAATGAGATTTAACTCTATCAATAACTGACATAAATTAAGATTATACAGTTCCTATTGTAAGAGCACCTGTGCCTTGAAAAGTAACAGTTCTTGAAACGATTGCGTCCATTGAGTTATTAACTGACATTCCTGTAACAATTCCTGTACCAGCAAAACTTCTGTCGCCACTTGCATTACCCTCTGGGAGTAATATAAATGAGATTGAAGCACCAGCAACTAAACTTGTTTGTGGGCTATCTGTTTCGTCAAAGTGCATTTCTAAAGTACCAGAG